CTCTTTAATGCTCTTGATGATTTCGTTTATTTCGGCGACAATATTGACCTACAAGGTGCGTCTTTATATAATGTAAATACTCTGGTGGGTGCTGGTGGTGGAGCAAGTGATATTAATGTAAATTGTCCTTTCCTACAACTTGGAGGTAATAATATTGAGGGTGTTAATTCTATTGCGGTAGATACTATCTTTGAGAGTTCTGCGGGTAATGGTGTTATACTCGGTAATGAGATTAAGATGGGAAATAATAAAATATCATCTCTCGGTGTCCCTACTGCGAATGCTGACGCTGCGACGAAATTATATGTAGATACTGTTGCTGGTAGTTCAGGCGTTCAAAACCCGATGGTTGCTACGCTTGATGGTGGAGGACAGAATATTAATAATGTTAATTCTTTTGCCGCCAATACAATTGCTAATGACCCCGCTGGAAACCTTCTTTCTAACGGTTTTTTCGCTCACGGTGGAGTGTCCGCTACTACTTTCGGTGTAGGAGGAACAGAGATTACCTTTGCTCCATCTGCCTCTTTAAAAATTAAGAACTTTGGACTTTCCAACACTTATTTTGATTACGACCAAGCAACCCAGACTTTAACAACTGAAAATGGAGCAAGACAAGAACTCGCTGGTGGTGCTTTAATGGAGGTAAAAGCAGGTGCGAGTATTTCTGTTGCTACGGGTGGTATTATTGATGCCTCTGTTGGTGGTGCTATTTTATTAAATCAAACTGCCGCCCCTCCCACTTCTGGTTTAGGTGAATTAAACATCCTTGATATTCAGGGTGCGGGTCGTGATGGTGTATTACAGGCAAATACTCTTATCGGTGGAGGTGTTATTCCAAGTGCTTTTGGTTGCTCTACTACGGTAAATAAAAGACTTGATGCGACCGTTTTACCTTTTACCTTTGGTGGGACGGGTTGGGATAGTTCCAACGATGGTGATTTAATCCGTTTCAACGATAGTGATAGTTTAATTTTCAAAGAGGGATTACCCGCTGGTATAAATAACCACGACAACAACCCTATTGTCTTTGAGGGTTGGATTGTAGGAATTGGTGCGAATAATGGTTCTAATCTTGGCGGTTGGATATGCTCTGGTGGAGCGTCTATTGAGGTGATTTCCTCCTCTGCTGGTGCTTTCCCCATTCCAGTTATTTTAGGTCAAGCAGGACAAGCATTTAATAGTGAAAATAGAATAATTCCCCAAGCAGGTTGGATTAGAGCAGATAATCCCCAATTGGGAGGTCAGCAACTCGCTTTAAGACTGAATATTCCAGCGGGAGATACGATTGATATTCAAGATGTCGCTAATGCTGGGGTCAATCTTAATTGTGTAATTTTACAACAAATCCCTATTGTTTAATTTAGTGTAGGGATGTAGGGTGTAGGGTGCTTGAAACATTTATATTTAAGATGGTTGGGTTGGTGATATAAATATAATCTAATTAAAATAGACCCTACACTATACACCCTACACTAATTAATAATCTCGGTTTTTTCATTATAAAATAATGTATGTATATATTATAATGAGTTCAGCAAATAGTTTAGGCGAAGCAGATTACCCAATTCCCATCGGCGTAATGACCTTTTGGTGTGGCGATACAAATGGGGTCGTTCAACCTCCTAATGGATGGTTAATATGTGATGGAAGCGAACAATTAGTCGCAGATTATCCACTACTTTACAATATTCTTGGAGATGAGTTCGGGACACCAAGCGACGCAGACCATTTCCTATTACCCTCTACAATCGGCGGAACAGCAACCCAAAGCGACGGTAAATTACCCCTTTATAAAGGAACAAATACAGGGACGGTAGATGCTGGTGCTGCTGGAACAGCAAATCTTTCTTTTACATTAGCAGAGGCAAATATGCCCTCTCTACCAACTTACGATGGAACAACAGGAATACAGGCAACAAATACCGTATGGACGAGTTCCGTTAATTCTGCCCGTAATGTGGCGGATAATGATACATCAGGCGGTTCATCAAATACATCCACCACTACCCGCCAATATGTCCCCTATAACACCCCAGTAGCAGGTATTAAAGGCATCACCCCTACGCAGACCAACCCCAATATGCTTACCAGACAAACAGGAGCAACAGCATATACAGGAACAATCAACCTTGATGGAGAAGTTCCAAAGAGATATGAAATGCCTATAATCATTAAGGCAGGATACGCTTTTTAATCTGGAACATTTAGCACTATTTTTATATGTATATATATTATAAGATGTCGCAATTAAACCCGTTTAAAAATGCCGCAAGTCCCGACCAGATTTACTTTGATATTACGGTAAGCAACTTACAAAGCACTACGACTGAACCTCCCGTATTTTACTTTAACGAGCAAAGAAGCAGTCCTTTCGTAATGAACCCAGAAGACTATTACCTTTCTATCTTACGCTTTACGGTTGAAACTGGAACACTCCCAGTATTTATCCCAAGTATCCAACCCGACCAAGCGGACAGAGATTTAACAATTTATTCTTGTAGTCTTGAATGGACTGACCCAGCAACCTCAACAGTCTATTCATCAGGCGAAACCTTTTTAAGATATTACCCGCAAGACAAGTCTGCTGTTCTACCACCCGCACCAAACGCAACAACAAACGGAATACAGAACAATCTAACAGGTTATTATAATATATATAACTATTCAGTCCTACCTTTACTGGTAAATGCCGCCCTACAAGTAGCATACGCCGCCCTAAACACCGCTGTTGTCGCCGCAGGTCTTACTCTACCAAGTGATTTCGCACCAGTAATGACTTGGGACAGTAGTAGCGATAGTGCCGTCCTCTATTTTGATGTAGCAGGTTATAGCACTTATTTCCCAGCATCTACCTATCCAGTTCCACCAGCAGGATACAGTCCAATCCAGTTGTATTTTAATGCTCCTCTTTACGGACTTTTCCCATCCTTTCCTACGGAATATTTAGGGTATAAAACCTCTCTTAACGGAAAGAACTTCCGCTTTGACCCCGTTAATTTTGGCGGTATTGATAATGGAACAATTACTCCTTTCCCAGTTCCTACTGCTCCAATTCCTTCAACTTGGACTTCGGTTCAGGTTTATCAGGAATATAGCACGATTGCTAATTTCTCTCCCATCGTAGGTTTAGTATTTACATCCAATACCCTACCCATTCAACCAAATCAAGTATCAACACCCGTAGTTTATAATAACGCCCAAGAGTTAGTTTTAGGAGGTAATAATAGTGATTTCGCTAATGTGATTACAGATTTAGTGAGTGATACAGGACAATACAAACCCAATCTTGTTTATAATCCTACAAGTGAATATCGCCTCATTACTCTTTACGGCAATAGACCATTAAGCAATATTGATATTCAAGTATTTTGGAGAGATAAGTTCGGCAAATTAAATCCTTTTAGATTGGCGAGTGGCGAGGCAATTACAATTAAAGTAGCATTCTTGAAAAAGGGGAAATACAATAGAAAAGCGGATACGAACGATAGAGTTTAGATTTAGGAGAAACCAATTTATTACAATTTTATAATATTTATTTTCGTAGTATATATTATAAAGATGAGCGACTTTAAAACTGTTTTAGTTAGAGATAGTGTGATTGGCGACATTACCAGCGACCTTGATTTCGCCGTCAAGTCTGGTGCTTCCCAAACCACTTTTCAAAGATTTCCAGCGACCTCCGCATCCAATTCCTCCCTAATCTACTCAATTCAAGTCCCAAGTGAAAATGTAGTTATAGGTAGAGATTTACTTATCACTTCTGGTATAAGTTTTACCCTTACTGCCGCAAATGTCCCATCAGGAACATTAGCATTTAACTATGGTTCAACCGACGCTCTCCAAGCATTCCCTCTTGCTTCCCTAATGACGACCGCAACCGCCCAAATTAACAATACCGCCGTATCTGTTAATCTTCAAGATATTCTCCCTTCTCTTTTGAGAATGAATAACTCCCGTGAGTTATACCGTTTCAACTCCACCACTCCCAGTCTTCCCGACCAAGCATACGCCCGATATGCTGATGGTGTAGGAACAAATAACAATCCTCTTGCTGGATATGCTAATGCTTCTTACGATATAGACCAAGTGCCTCGTGGTTCTCATCCCATCTCTCTTAATGTAGTCCATACCCTCGCCGCTGGTGGAACTGATGATAGTTTAGTATCTACTGATGCTGGTGATACTTGGGTGATTGAGGTTTCCACCATCGTTGCTGAACCTCTTTTCCTTTCTCCCTTCATCTTCGGCGACCCAGAATATAATTTACAGGGTCTTTTAGGCATTAATAATATGACTTTCACTTTCAATATTGATGCTACTTGTAAGAGATTATTTAGCAGTTCTACTGGTTTCATCACCTCTATTGCTCTTGGAACTGCCGCCAACCCCAACGGTTTCACCTCTACAACTCAAATCGCAGGTGTAATGAACCAACCTTCCAACCCCGCTATGTTGTTAAAGTTCCTTTCAACTCAACCCAGCGACCTAATTGAAACCAAGAATGTTGTGCCTTATATGGACTTCCCCCGCTACTTGACCTCATCTGCTAATACCACCGCAGTTGCTCCCCAAGCGTCCGTTGCCCTTACCAGTTCCAATCTTCAAATCAATCAAATCCCCGACCTTTTCGTCATCTCTGTAAGAAAACCTATGAGTGCTATGACTATTGCTGATGCTAATGCCTTCTTTACTATTAATAATGTAAGCATCAATCTTAATAACCAGTCTGGTCTTCTTTCATCTGCTTCTGCTTACGACCTTTGGCGTATGTCTGTTAAGAATGGTTCAACCCAATCTTGGCGTGAGTTTAGCGGTGTTGCTGATGTTGCTGTTGGTGGTGTCGGGACTGGTGCTGTTGTAAATACAACTGGTTCTCTTCTTATTATCAACCCCGCTTACGATTTATCACTTCCCGATTATATTACTTGCGGTTCTCTTGGTAATTACAACTTCCAATTCCAAATGGGAGCAACCAATACCATCTCTGCCTCTGGCGGTGCTAATATCACCCCCGAAATCTGTTGTATCGCAGTCAATAGCGGTATTCTAACAACTCAACAGGGCGTAAGTGCTATTTATACTGGTATTATTACAAAGGAGATGTGCTTATCTGCTAAATCCAAGCAACAGGCATCCGCTATGAAATCTGCTGAAATCTCCCGTATGGTTGGTGGTAATATGCTTAATATGCCCCTTCACGGCATCGTCAAACGCTTTTGTGAGAAAAGAGGAGGCGTTGTTTCTGGCGGAGTTCCAAGCGGCGGTGCTACTTCTGGTGGTGCTTCTCGTCTTGCCGATATGTGCCGTTAATTAAATGAATGTAGTGTAGGGATGTAGGGTGTAGGGTCTTGTAAATCTTTTATTTAGAAAGGTTCGTCCAGAGATGGATTGAAATAACTAATGAAAATAGACCCTACACTATACACCCTACACTCTTTCAAAAATCAGGATATATAGGAAAATAAAAATAGAATATTTAGATAGACATATTAATTATTTAATATGTGTATGAATTAAAATCTCCTCTATTTATATAAAGATGCCCCAAGCAAATATCACTTACGATACGAGGTATAACAACGCTCTTGTGAAAGAGTTGAGAGAAATGGAGGATAAGAACTTTAACTACAACAAGCATCAGTATCACCCAAGTCCTATGGGATTTAGGAATGCCGATAGTTTCCACGAACCCGAGAAAGTCGCCAGAGTTCCTATGGTTGGAGGTGTTGCTCCCAGTAAATACATTCTTAACGGTAATTCCCCAGCATACCCTCCTCTAAATATGAACGCTGGAATGGCGGTTTCATCAGGAGGTAATCGCTACGCTGGTGTAGATGGTGCGGTTGAGGGAGGTAAGTTCAAGTTTAGCGATTTCACCAAAGGTGCGAAAGATGTTCTTGATATGGGAAAATCTGCCGCCC